TCCTGACTTTCATTAGGAAGCGGCTCCGTGAGTGAAGCTTGCGAATGCCGTGTTGGTGATAACCTTGGCATCGTTGCGCTTCGTCCACTTGAAACCGATCTGGCCGCTGGCTGCGTACAGTTCGTTCAAGCGTTGCATTGTCATTCCAAGGCGATCAGCGATGGTGTAGAACTGCAAGTCACCGAAAACGATGGACTTGGCTGTAGCCGCAGGAACCGTTGCGCCTTCAGAGATGAGGACGGGGCGGTTGAGGATACGATCGGGCTGTCCAGCTGTTAGACCTGGCTGCCAGATGTATTGGCCTTCAGAGTCCTTGAGCTTGCGAACCAACTTGACGAGGGCATCGCTAACAACCCAGCTTGCGTTTCCGCGATAGCTGCGTGGCAGGCTGTGGAACACGTCGATTAGATCGTCTCCAGTGATGGCAGCTGTTGCCGATACGGCTCCAGTTGTGTTTGCTCCAGCTGTGTCAGTGAACAATCCTTCAGGAGCACTTGTGCCGTTTCCGGTGCAGAATGCTGTTTCTTCAGAAGTGTTGTAACGACGAGCTGCCAAACCTACGAGGTAGGAAGGAACATCGAAGAACGCATCCTGAAGAAGTTCTTCAGACACCTTGATGATACCACCAGATTTCCAAGAGCCGATAACGACCTGGCCAAATGCTGGATCAGAAGTACCATAAGTACCTTCTTCAGCAACATATGCGAAAGATCCAGTGGATGCTTCGATAGGAATGTTGCGAGGAGATGCAGTGGTGATGACGTTAGCTGCTCCACGGATAGGATCGAGCGTCTGCAAGATTTCGTAGATGCGAGTCTCAAACTCTTCAGGAACGATGTATCCACCTTCTGAATCAGTACCAACCTGCAAAGCATTGTTGTGCTCGCGAGTTTGACCGTTGATTCCAAGACGAGCGTAGCCGTCGATGAATGCATTCTGGTAGCCTTCGCCTTTGCTGGTGCGGGTTTTTACGCCTGCTTCAGTTTTGCCAGAAGCCTTGTAGCCAGGTTCTTTGAACTCAGCAAGCTTGTCTTCAACCTTCTTGAGATCCTCGCTTGCGCGAATGGAACGTTCAAGACCATTGAAGTCAGACTCCATCGATTCGTACTTAGCTTGATTATCGCCAGCAAGACCTTCGTCGCTGTCGAGAACTTCTCGCATGTTAGCGAGCAGTTGTGCGCGTTTTTCGTATTTAGTAGACATTGTTGTATTTTTTGTTAAAGGCTTAGTTCGCCCAGTTTTTCCATTACCGCCAGGCTCGCACGTTTTGCGGCCAAACAGTCAGCGACATCATCGTCCTGTTTCTGTGGCGTCTCGTCAGCTTCTTCAGCCTTGACGGCGTCGGTCACTTCAGAAAGTGTTTTAAGTAAAGATTGAATACGCTCAGGTGCTTTGTTGAACTTGCTGAAGTCAACAGATGCAGCAGCCCTGAGTTCTCCACCAAGAGAGTCTGCAAAGCCAAACAAGATGGCTTCAGCTCCGTCCATCCAGGTCTCATTGACCATCATTTCCTCAATGACTTCGTCGCTTCGTTCTGTGCGATGGCCATATATCTCTCTAATGGTCTTGTCATGCACATCGAGTACCTCGGCTTCCTTTCGTAGATCCTCTGCATTACCGGCCACCATTGACCATGCTGAATGGATCATCATAAGAGAACCCTCAGCCATAATGAGTTCGTCAGCTGCCATAGCTATCACTGAAGCAATGGATGCTGCCAGGCCGTCCACGTGGACGGTGACTTTACCAGTGTATGCCTTCAGTTGATTGTAAATTGCAATGCCCTGCGATACACTTCCGCCACCGCTGTTTATGTGGACCTCAATGGCTCCTCCATCGAGATTGGCCAGCTCGTCTGCTACGTCCTTTGCTGTGATTCCTTCGAACCCGATGTTGTCATAGATGTGGATTTTGTTCATACGGATTCGTCTGGAGTTGGGGTTTCTAGTGGTGCCTGGGTCTCCGCTGTGGAGTCATTACCGAGCATAGTGTGGTTGAGAGGCTGGATACGAGTATCGCCCTCTGGTCCAATTAAATTGAGGTCTTCCATTTCCCTGATTTCGTTCACGGAGAATACACCCATTGACCGGCCCATCTGATAAGACTTATACCGCTCGTCCATGTTGCCACGAAGTAGCTTGTCCATGTCGAAACGGATTTCATACCTTTCCCTATCACCAGATGAGAGCAGCGACATACTCAGCCGCTGCTCCCAATTCACTATGAACGGCGTTAGAGTGCTGCTGACGAAGTCCCGATTGTTCTCTGTTACGTTTGCGCGGGGCTGTGCAGATTCAACTTGAATCTTGGACAGGCTCACGCCAAAGATGCGGGCTATCTCATTGGTCTGGTATTGACGTTGTTCTATCAGCTGCGTGTCGTTATATGAAAATCTGTCGATGAATGGCTTCAGGCCGTTTGTCAGAATGGCGCTCTTGTATGCATTGCCTTGGCCCTTGTGGCGTTTGTCGAACGCCTCACGTAGCTTGGCTACCTGCTCCGCGTTCAGATTCTGGTCAGTCATGAGCATACTGCCCACCTTGGCACCATTCGAAAAGAATGCACCAATGTCATCCTGCATCGATATAGCCAGTCCGATCGAGTCCTTGGCAAAGCCGAGCGTGTCGTATCCAATGAGGCCATTTGCACTAATTCCTCGAAGATGGATGACGCGGCTTGCCTGAACCCTGTCTCCACAGATCCGGTAAACTAAATTGCCGTTCTCAAGAGTACAGGCCATGTCAACCGGCGCGATGGGCGTGATTGACTTCACTGTACCCAGGCCATTCTTCCTGATTAGAGCAAAGCTGTTACCGCGAAGCGTGAGGTTACCCTGCATGGTTGACATGAACTCGTATGCAGTCATGTCATCATTTGGAGCCAGGTGCAGTATTTCGTAAAGTGGGTGCGATGTGGCCTTTTTCTTGCCCTCGCCGGTTCTTTCGTATATTTCGATAGGAAGTGAAGCAATTGACTTGCTAATCACGTTGACGCAAGCCAGAACAGTAGAAACGCCAAGAGCCTTTAGTGGCGTCATCGTAATTCCAGAGCTGGTCTTCAATCCGCCCAGAATGGCAGAGAGAAGCCATTCGTCTGGGCTTGACATGGTGGAATTTGCTGGCGAGGATGGTTCACGCCTAAATGGGTTCCAAATCATACGTGTCCCATTATATCATGGATTGGGTTTTTGTCAATGCGTGTCATTATATGAAGATGTCTGGAGTGTTTTCTTTTTCTATAGATGCGCGGCCCAGAGCCATTGCCAGGGCCACCATGCCATCAACCTTCTCAGCCGACTTGCTTTTATCAATCTTCATGTTACCGGCGGGGTCTGATCGGATGACGCAGTTTGAGGCGTTCCAGGCCAGAACCGGATTCGATCCGTGGTTGATCAACCTTGCAAGCAGGAGTCGCTCTATCTCAGCTGTGGGTGAGGCCATGCTGATAAAGCCCTGCCCAAATGGGACCACCTCAACACCATCATCCATAAGTGCCTGGATTAGCTCACCGGCGAACACTCTGTCGTATGCCAGCTCGCGAACATCGAACTTGCCATGCATCTCGACAATGTCCTTTAGGATGAATGCGAAGTCAGTCATGTTGCCAGGAGTGGATGTGATGTGCCCTTCGTCTCTCCAGATGTCGTATGGCACCTTATCGCGCAAACTACGCCTCTCAATGTCTTCATTAGGTACATAGAAGCGAGAAACGACGTGCCACTTCTCCAAACCGTCCTGTGGTGGGAAAAGGGTGATGAGAGCAGACAAATCATTCACCTTGGCTAAATCAAGGCCCATAAAGCACTTCTTTCCAAGTAACATGGATTCATCCACAATTCCTCCGTTTTCATCCCATAATTCTTTTGTTATCCACGTTTCAGACGATTCGACCCATACATTGAGCTGTTTTGTCAAAAAGTCTGACTGTTTGACATTCAACTCTTTTGCTTCCTGGCACATGTCCTCCATGTACTTTACGTGCTTGCTGATACCGAGGTTTGGATTAGCCTTCGCCCAGGTTGATGGGTCCGACCACAGGTCACCGGCGTCGATGGTCCAGTTGATGTAGAATGTGTTTTCAGATTTGATCGTGCCCTCCAGAATCTTCTCGCCAAAGTCTTGCTGCTTGACGCACGGCTTCTCCCGCGAGTAGACACCGGCGGTTGATATCTTGATGTAGAGATACTCCTCCTGTGCTCCAAAGCTGGAGTTTAGCACGTCATCGAGGGCTGGACCCTCTTGTGAGTGGAACTCATCGAAGACAACCATCTTTGGGTTGAGTCCATCGAGGCGTCTCCAGTCGGCGTGAAGTGCCTTGAAGGTGCTGTCCATCAATCGGTTACGCACCTCCCATGTCCTGATGTCAAGGAAGTCCTGTAGCCAGGTCGATCGCTTGATGAAGCCGTTAACGTAGTCGCGAAGTAGACCGGCCTGGCCCCTGTCGGATGCACATCCAAAGTAAGCTGAGTATGGTGCGCCATCCTGCACAAAGCTGGACAATAAAATGGCTCCCATAAGAGCTGACTTTCCATTCTTTCGGGGGATCATGATGAGACCCTGGTTGTATTTCCGAATGTTATCGCTGGTTCTCTTCCATCCAAAGATGCTGCCAACAATGAAACACTCCCACGGTTCCAGGATGAATGGGCTATTGTCTTCGAGGGTCAGAACCTCTTCCACAAAGTCGATCCGGTTCGACACTTCCTCCAAGTCAAGGTAAACGTCTTCGCGGGCCATGTCGGTCATGTGCCGCTGGCAGGCAAGCTTGACCCAGTAGCACGAGTCTATGACGCCGGTTACTACGTCTGATGCATAGGAGGTGGCTCTATCGCTCATCGCCCTGTAACTAAACCAGAATCACAAATGGAGCACCTAGCAGGAGTCGAACCCGCGACCGTCTCATTACAAATGAGCTGCTCTACCAACTGAGCTACAGGTGCATGGCAAACTACCCAGGAGGCGAACCTGGTCAGCAAGCGTTTGGAGTGCCGCTCGATCCACATCTGCGTAGAATAGATCATGAATAGATTGTTTAGTTTAAAGTGGGTGCGGGGGCGGGATTTGAACCCGCGATGACCAGCTTATGAGGCTGGCGCCTTACCAGACTTGGCTACCCCGCAATCATTATAAAATTGGTGTCTTGTAGTGCCACGCTCCCGTGCATGGGTTTTGTACATAATCGTCTGGGTCTAAATACCGAGCACGATTGCATGGCCAGTATGCGGGATTTAGGACATCTAGCTTATCGCCAAAGATTCGGTCGTACCCCTCGCGCCTGGTCTCGAAGTCCGGTGTCCTGTTGTCTTTATCGCCCTTTCCGTACATGTCGGTCATATTGAGTACGCTTCATAAACATGTCAATGCTTTGGCAGATCTTTTATCGTTTCTGCTCGTGGCAGGAACCGGTTCTTTAGGTCCATCTCTGGTGAAGCCACCGGATCACCGGCATTCTGAGACTGGCCCAGGAATTGCTTGCCCAACCATATCTGCATCGGTA